GAACAGATCAGGTTCAAGGATCCCGCGTACAACGTGTCGTCCCTTCGAGAGACCGAAGCCAAAGTGACGAACGATATCATGAACGAACTCGTGACGAAGACCTTGGCGGAGATTCAAAACCGCACGGGCGCGTGCTGTCACATCATCGAGACCACGGCGTTGAAATATTACACCGGCAACAACAACGTGTACAAGGTGCAATTCATGTGCGTCGAGACCGGTGGGTTCCCGTACGCGTTCTCCGTCGCGGCGACGCTCGTCTGGAAGGGTGACACCGCCACGGTCGTCTCGCTTCGATCGCAACCGCTCAGTTCGGAGTCGCCCTCGAGCGTGGGTGCGTTCGAAAACACCTCTGGATCGGGAGCGGAGTTCTTGGACTTTGAACTCGTTCAGGACATGTCCGAGGTGAACCTGCGGAGTGAGTTGAATCAAGTCAAAAATAAAGTGACTCAATAATTAGGGAAATGCTCTTGTTGGACGAGATTCGTAAACTCGACGAGAAGAAACTCCAGTTGAAGAAGGAGTTGTACAAGAACATATACGCCCAGTTCGAGCGGAAGATACGCCGTGCGGTCGAAATGGGACAGAAGAGCATCGTGCTTCGAACGCCAGCGTTCGTCGTCGGGTATCCACCGTTCGACGTCGAGGCGGCGACGAGGTACATGCACAGACAATTCACCAGAGGAGGCTTCGACGTTCAGGTCGTGACGACGGCGGATTTGATCGTGTCCTGGGACGTTCGGAAGAAGAAGACGTCACAGAAGAAAGTCGCGGACGACGACGACATCGGCGAGTTCCCATCGCTCATGAATCTTCGCAAGGTGGCGAATCAATGGAGGAACGCGTGAACCCAGGACTTTTTATCTTCTGGACACACAGTAAAATGGACATCAACGTGCTCGTCGAGGCGAAGCGCGAGTACACGAACCAATTGTGTTTGATTATGATTCCCCATTTGATCACGACGTTCCAAGACATGTACGAGGAGGCTGTGCGCGAATCTAAAAACCGCAAGCCCCTCATCATGTTTCAAAAATATCTCAAGGAGGTTCCGAATTTCAGTTCGAGCATGTCCCAAAAACACGCGTCCGAAATCACGGCGCGGTGCAGTTGGTTCAACGATCTCCTCGCCGCGGTCTTCGTGTCGAGCGTGAAGATCCTCTCCTCCGTGCGTCTTCGTCCGGAGTCTGGGAAGAAGATTTCGGTCAAGGTGCCCACCGAGGAGGTGTTCGTCCAAAGCGTCTTGAACGCGTGCGCGAAGAATCTGTACCGCGATCCGTACATCTACCACGAACAGATGAGCGAGTACGATCGAGACGATCAACTCACCAAGCGATACACGACCGCCATCGAGGAGACCATCAAGGATCTCTTGCCCGTGCAACAGATTCTGTCCACGTACATGCAAAACGACACGACGAGCGACGATCGCGAGATCGATCTCGGTGCGGAGGTTCAGGACGAAGACCCAGAGGAGGTCGAGGACGAACCCGAACCGCCGGTCGCGGAGACGGCGACCCCCGAAGCGCCGGCTGCGGCGACGGAACCCGTGCCCATGTCCGAACCCGAGCCCGAACCCGAGGCGCCGACCGGGCTGCAAGAATTCAAAGACATTCACGGCGTGCCTACGGAGGAGGAAGAGCCGATGCCTCCACCCGCAGAGGAGCCGGCGCCCGTGGCGTCTGAACCACTCGTGCCCGAGGGGACGCCGCAATCTCTGTTCGACGACGCCCCGGACGCGCGAGTAAAAAAACCTAACTACATGTAACAATGGAACTCAGCGAGGCTCTTCGCGACCCGATGTCCGCGGCGGTCATCGGCGGTCTTATCACGGCTGCTTACATTCACGTCAAGGCGCGGATGAACAACGAGGGTGTGCTTCAGACGCACCAGTACACGAAACCCGCGGTGCTCGTCGCCCTTCTCGTGTATTTTATCGTCAGTCAGGGTATCGGTGCGAAGGAAAGCATCAGCACCGAACCGTTCTGAACTTAAAGACTTGTGTACACTAAAAATCACACCACCACCCACCATGGCTTCCGTTGGTGCGTTTGTGCAGATGATGGAGGATTTCTTGACCGAGTTGTCCAAACTCTTCCCCGAGGAGAAGGGCATCTCGAAATTCATGACCCAATTCGATCTCCTCAAAAGCACCAACCCGAGAAAATGCGTCGAGACGTACATGAACGGCATCGCGCCGTACGTCGGTCTCATCACGTCCAAGGACGAGTCTTTGTTCCAGGAACTCGAAAAGAGCGAGTACTTGAAGGATCTCAATCTGTCCAAGAACTGGTCGTCCATCAGCGAACACTCGAAGGGGTGCATCTGGCAATATCTGTCCACGCTCTACATGCTCGGCACGACGATCGTCAGCATTCCGTCCGACACGTTGACGGCGATTGAAAACATCGCCAAAGACTGCGCCACGAAAATCGAAGACGGCGAAGGTGGACTCGACCAGGATGCGCTGATGAAAGCGATGAGCAACATGCTCGGAGGAATGATGAACCCGCCTCAATAAATAAATCTTAGTGTTATGTAATATGACTACCTGGTTCGAGTCACCTAAGGAACTTGTGCGAGCCGACCGCGTCTCCCAATTTTGGCCAAACTCCAGTCAGCACCCAGCCGACCGCGTGAACGCCGCCAGTCGATTCATCATCTACGCGACGTGCGTGTTGTATCTCATTCGACGCGACGTCAGAGTGTTCGTTCTCGGGGCGACGTGTTTGGGGGTGTTGTACGTCATGTACAGGAACGACATGGTCACCAGTCCCGTGGGCTACCCGACGACGTCCGGTGACAACGACCATTTCGCGTGCGAGATGCCGACTCCCGAGAACCCGATGCAAAACGTGATGTTGCACGAATACACGGACAAACCCAACCGCAAACCGGCGTGCTACTACCCCACCGTGAAACCGTTCGTGGACAGAATGATGGACGACACGTTCAAGTTCGGTCCGGGACGCAGCAGAACGCCGCTTCCGGAATACCAGAAGCGATTCGCCGCACGTCAGTTCGTCACCGCGCCCGTCAGCAGCATCCCGGGTGACCAGACCGCGTTCGCGGAGGCGCTCTACGGAAGCAAGGGCGGTCCGATGTGTCGTTCCCACCCGGGGGCGTGCAGCCCGGACATGCGCGGGGTTCAATTGGAAGCGTTCGGTGGGTTGCACATGAGCGGTGCGCGTCGATAAAAAATAATCACGTACTATAACATATGGCGCAACAACTCCAGCCCGGACTCAGGCTCGTGGACGACGCGGAATCGCTTCCGGCGCAACCGGCGACGGATTCCTTCTTCGCCTACCCCCAAAGCAGTAATTTGAACTACGGCGTTCGCCCCAACGCGTTTGCGTACGGCACGGCGCCCGCGATGTTCGGCAAGGGCGCACCGGCTCGATACATCGAGACGGACGATCAACTCCGCCCGCAGAGCACGAAGACGTTCAACAAGAAATTCGCCGAACCGTTCAGACAACAATTGCACCCGTTGATGAACGTCGAGTGTAAACTCCCCTTGCGAGCGATCGATTTCGAACCGGCGAGCAGTCGCGCGGAACTCCAGAACGATCTCTTCGAGCAAAGGTACCAAATTAGAAAATAATTATGTTGCCAACTAGTAACAGATGGCAGACCCCCTGTCTCTCCTCGCAGTGGCAGCCCTGGTCTACACGGGACGACAATTGTCCGAGAAATCGGAACCGCCCCAAAAAGCCCCAGAGCCCCCGCTTCTCCAAGAAGAGCCCCAAGAAGAAATCGAGGTCGAAGACGGCTTGGATTTCGATTTCAGCGGTAAGCGTGAAATGGGCAGTTTCGCCACCGTCGCCCCGCAGAAGCGCAGTTCGGGCGGTGAGATGCTCGAGATGCGAAACCGCATGTACGACACCGGACGCATGGGTAACGTGTCCCCGGTCGAGCGCCAATTGGTCGGTCCGGGTCTGGGCTTGGACGCCAACACGCCCGCGCTCGGAGGGTACCAGCAATTGTTTCGGGTCATGCCCGAGAACGTCGGCGCGTACAGACTCACCACCCTTCGCGGTGGCACCGGTCCGGCGTTCGATCACACCGGTGGTCGCGCGTCCCAACCGTCCATCGTCCAAAACAACCGACCGGAGAAGACGGCGTTCCTTCCGGATCGTCTGCCCCCGACCGCCGGTCGCGCGGCGGTGAGCGGCGCCGTGGTCAGGAGCGAACACGAGAAGACCAAGCGCACGACGAACCGTTCGCAGACGGGCATGCGCACGGACGGGTTGGACAAGGGCGCGGCGAAGCGTTTCATCAGCGCCCAGACCGTGCCCCAACTCCCGACGCGATTCAAGACCGACGCCAACACGGGATCGTTCTGGCACGTCAACAATCCTCAACCGGGTATTCACTCCTTCCACGGTGGGTACACGATGTCCCCGGCGGCGCAGGCACAGGCGAAGACGAACGACGAACTCATGCGTTTGGGTATGCGTCCAGAGGACAAGCGCGGGATGCCCGGTCGCATGAACAACCCGGGTCGCATGAACGTTCGAGGACACCCGTCCCAACAGGGCGGCGCGCTCACCTCCGTGCGCGCGGACGTCAACACCTCGCGATTCAACGCCCCGAACGGTGGGTGGACGCAGGATTACAAGCGCCCACAATTCCAAGACCTCAACGCGTACAAGGGCAACGTCAACCCGAACGCCACGGCACACTCGCTCGATCTCGCCAAGCGTCAATTGTCGAACAATCCGTTCGCGCACACGCTGTCGGCAAATTAAAAAATGTCGGTCGATTTCATGTTTGAATCCGTGATTCGGTTTTTCCAGTCACACCCGAAAACATTCTACTCACGATCGCTCAGTTACCTGTGGGGTGAGTGAGTGAACGATCTCGCTAACATTTATAATCTCCCTGAATGTTAGATGGATCACACAGTAGACGTCGACAGTGGTGAGAGGGATCCCACCCTGTACCCTTCACCGAACGATTACGTCGTGCCCCTGAAGACCCCGCTGTACGACGTGACGAAAATTGAACTCGTCTCGGCGAGGGTTCCGCACCAGTCCGTGTTACACGATTGTAACAACAAGTTCACGATCGAGATCGACGCTTTGGCGTCGGACGGGGTCACCGCCATACCCGACGCCGGTTCGTACGACATCGAACTCACGTCGAGGGAATTCGGTAGCGGCACAACCTTAAAGGATCACGTGTTCTCCAGAATCCAGTCCTCGGGCATCACGACCATCGATCTGGTGGAGTGGCGATCGACCAGGAATTCGTTGAAATTTTCCAACGTCGCTTCGACGGGTGGACTGAATTACAATTACACGCTCAAATTCAACACCGGAACGGACGGGTGGTCCACGGACGCCAAGGACAGGACCACACCCAACCAACTCCTGGGGTTCACCGCGGCGGATCACCGATCGCAGACCGGGGTGATCAACCAAGAGGGTCGGGTGAATTTCGAACACGCGACGAAGATGTACGTCCTGAAGATTTCCACCGGATCGGACGAGTTCAACCAAGACTGTTACACGGATTCACCCTTCTACACGGGAACGTTGCTCAACACGACGGTCGATCCAGTCGAACAATTCATGGTGTACTCGGGGAGCACGGACGTCGTGTTGCACGAATTCATTCGAGGTCCACAGAAACACGTCGACAGTCTTCGTCTGCAGTGGTTCAGTCGCGAGAACAACAAACTCGTGCCGTGCGATTTCCGATCGCAAGACCACGCCTTGAAATTCAGAATCACGGGAAATCTCGATCGCACCCTGAACCTGCCCAAGGTCGTCGAGGAGGACGTGTTGGAACTACCGCCACCAATAAACATTCCGGAGTTGAACGGACGTGTTTATGACTGGAAAAAATACGTTCCA